ATATTCTTCCCAAAGAAAAAGATGTTCTTGAATTTATCAGAAAGAAGTTCAAGAACACTACCATTCAATTTCAAGGCAAGATTCAAGATCCACTCATAGATACGAATTGGCTTTCTATCTTTGCTTCAACTGAAGAATCTGACGAGCATATGAATCCTCACATTCTGCCTAGCCCATTTAATGATGAAACATTTACAAGTCCAATTCTTATTCTGAATTCAACATCAGAAGAACAAGATGAATATGAACCTAGTGCAAGTTCTTATACAAACTTGAAATCTAGTCATTACGAACTTCTGTATCAGGAATGGGAATTTGTTACTGATGAAGAGGAAGAAGAACTTCAAGATGAAGAAGAAGAGGAAGAACTCTTGAATGAAGAAGAAGAAGAAATTATTCCACGAGTTTCAAATTTTGTTTCTAAACCTATTGAACGTCGATCTGAAAATGTATTTATTGAATGTGCTATTCGAGAAAAAGTAATTGAAAACTTTGATGAAATTATTCAAGATATGGAGATTTCCAAACAACTTGAAGAATCTTTGTTACATGTAGTAAGTGATCAAGCAATTAAAGAAAATATGGACATTGATTGGGCTAATAAAGTATTTTGGAATATGTATCGTTCCAAAGCCATTTTCATTTACGAAAATATTAATCCTGAGAGTTACGTTCAAAATACTGAGAATTGGCTTGAAAAACTTAAATCTGGCGAAATAAGTATTCGATCTTTTGCAGAAATGACTGCTGTTGAAATTTGTCCTCCAAGATGGAAAGAAGCTATTGAAAAGCAAATTGAAATTGAAAAGAAACTTCAAACTAAAAATAATTCAGCTTCTATCTTTATGTGGTGTTCTCGATGCAAGACAAAAACTAAATGCGATTATTACCAAATGCAAACTCGGTCGGCTGATGAACCTATGACAACATTTATGACGTGCCTGGAATGCGATCGTCGTTGGAAGTTTTAGTCGGTATTACCAAAGAAAGTTGGCGAGCTACAGGTGTTAGAACATGATGCTGAGCTCTGTATACATCAATCTTATGAATACCGTTTACTTCAACAGGTAAGGCAACACCTTCAATTGTCTTGAATTTGTCATTAAATACATCAATAATAGGTTGAGGGCAATTAGGGGTAGTTTCAGCTAGACGTTCCATAGTTTCACGAACATGAACTAGTAAAGATTCAGCGGTAGTTCTTTCATCACGAGGCAAGGATAATTCAATACTGATTTTTGATGATAATTTTCCATAACTTAATTGGGCAATACGATGTGCCTCGGATCTTTTTGCGAACGCAAAGAATCCACCTAAAGTATTTAGAATTCCTACACCAATAGAAACAAGACCAATCGCAATACTTGCCGTCTTGGTATCACCATTAAATAAAGTAGCAGAACCAACTGAGGCCGTTCCAGCCAAAGTTGAAAGAATAATAACTGGGACTTGGACGTATGAATTATATCTAGTAGTTAGAGTTTCTGCTCTTGTATGTAGCCATGCTAAGCCACGACATCTTTCACCTTCTGCTGCCAAAATATCTTCAAGCTGACTCGACCATTCAACTTTAATATTATCTTCTTCTTTCTGAGAAGCGTCCATTTATATTTTAACGAGATTAAAGATAATGGAATGGGTTTATAGAACTCCGTTAAATAAAGACGAGCGAGTTCTCGAACAAGTCCTGCGAAAACAAACTTCAAAGAAAGATTACTCTTTTAAAATCCTGAGAGTTCTTTCCCTAATTAAGTTCTTAAAATCTAGGAAATTCAAGAATTCACATGAAATTCAAAATAGTATCTTTTACGATAAAGAAAAAACTAAACGTGTATTTGATGAAGAAACTTCTAAACTATTGTTTAAGAAACTTCAAAAGAAAGGCGGAAAATCAGATTATCCTATATTCGAAAAAGCCGTTCAAAGTGCTGCTGAATGGTTAAAAGAAAATGATCCTACACCCATATCATGGATAGCCGGTAAATCTCTAGAAATAATAGAAATTCCTATGGTTTTAGCTAGAAATGTATTTGGATCAAAATTAGTTGATTTAGCAGTTGATACTACTCATGCTAGTATTGAAACTGGCGTATCTGGCGTAAATGGCGCAGCAGGAGATATTGGTGGGCCAGTAGGAATTGCGGCAGTAGGATTATTTACGGCTGCGGCAGCGGCTGCGGGATCAGCTATTGCCTTGACAGAAGGAGATATACCTCAAGCTACAATTCATATTTTGAATGGTGTACCAGGAGTAGGTCCTGCTATCGTCCAAGGAATTAATAAAGTTGAAAAAATAGGTCCTAAAATTGGAAAAAATATTGAATCTTTACAATCTATTCCAATAATTGGGGATCTTATTCCTGATAAACCTGAATTCTTAAAGACTGAAGCTGAAACTGAAGCGGAACCCAAAGCTGCTGGTAAACGGTTTTCATCACGTAAGCGTAGAAGAAGTAAATGGGTGACGCAACGGAGAAAGTAAGAGATTCAGTTAAGGAATGGGTTTCTCTTGATGATCAAGAACGAGAACTAAAAAAACAAATCGCAGAAATTAAACTTCTAAAACTTAAAAATTCTGAAAAAATTCTGAATTTTATGCGTGATAACAAAGTTGATAATTTTGTTTTAGATGGTGGTGGTATCGGGAATATTTCAAGATCTGTTCGTACATCTAAACCTCCTCTTCGTCGTTCTACAATTCGAACTCAACTTCTTCTTGAATTTGCTGATCAACCACAACGAGTAGCAGCTGCACTACGGTCTATTGAAGGTGTAGCAGATGATATGTCTGCTACTGGTGGAACTCAGAAAGAATCACTTGTTCGTAGAATTCCTAAATCTAAGTAGAGCATCTTGAGCTGCTAATTGCTCTGCTTGTTTTTTAGTTTGAGATGTTCCATGTCCAATTTCTTCTGATTTAGCATTTATAGCGGCCATTGTATAAGAATTTAGTCCTGAACTTAGCATTTTATATGTTGGCGTATAATGAAATGTAGCTTGACAATATTTTTGTAGTTGTTCTTTGAAATTCCTATTATTCATCAGAATTTTAGGAATGTCAATATATGTTTCAACTAAATTTATAATAAATGATGAAATAACTTTGAAATCGTTTCCTGAATCTATCCATAAAGCACCAATAAAAGCTTCCAAAATATCACCGAGCTTCTTAATGTTAGTTCGGCCATTACACGCATCTTCATTATGTCTTGAAATAATATAGAATTTATTCAAGCCAATTTTCATGCTTAGAGAACCAAGCATTTCATTACATACAATTTCCTTTTTTAAGTCAGTGAGAAACCCTTCTTGTTCTTGTGGATACCTTTTTACAAGATAAGTTGAAATTGTAGCACCTAAAATAGAATCTCCAAGATGCTCCAAACGTTCATAAGAATCATCAAATAATTCAAGACATCCAGAAGGTTTATCAACTAATTGAATAATTTCGCCTGTTGGACTTGTATATTCTGAACGTTTAACGTATGATGTATGAACCATAGCCATTTGAAACAATTTCAAATTTCTAATATTAAAACTACACTTGTGTTTACCAAGTATAGTTTTGATATCTTCTTCTGAAATTAAGCAATTTCTTGAATTGTAAGGATTATACATTCTTACTTCTTAACTTTCTTATTACGTCTAGTCCGTTTTCTTTTAGAAGATTTATTATTCTGTGTTTTATTACGATTTCCACCTCTAAGCGGCATGAATGGCTGTATTTCGATAGTATTTAATACGGGATCTGGTGATCTATCCCATGCTTCAGGGCGCAATATGAATTTTAATTTTGGTATTAAAACTGTTTTTTGATCTGGTGATAGAACTTGTTTAAGTGACAGAGCTAAAACTTCAAGTAATTTTTGTTTTTCATCTGCGAGCATATATGGATTCTTTATAATTCCTTTATCCAATGCTATAGTAAGACTTACTTTCTTAGAAGGATCTATTATACCATCTTCTACCAATATTGATGCGTGACATAAAGGACAATGGGCCCACCTATTATTTCTTAATAAACGCTCTCTACATGATCCGTGTAAAAAATGTTGACAATAAGGTAATTTTTCACCGCGAATGAGAATAAAATCATTAAAACAGACCAAACAGTATTCTATAATATATGAATTTAATATTTCATCAAAGACGGTACATTCTACTGGTTCTACTGGTTTTACTGGTTTTTCTCCTTGCGGTGGTGGAACTTCAAATCCAGGATGAGCTTGGCTGGGTTTATATCCGGGTACATCAGAAACATGAGGAACACCATTAAAATAATAATGAGGATCTCTGTCTTCGAAGGGTCTTAGTTCGCGATCGCCTGGAAAAAGAACATTATTTCTTCGACTTTGTTCAATCTCATTGGCAATCATTTCTGCCGCCCATTTATTTTGTAAGGCTGCTCGGGCTTCCATTTCAGCATGCCTGCGCTCCGCCCAACCCCTCCATGCCTCAAACTGCCAATCACCTGGTCCTAAAGGTAATTGGTCACTTCGTGGTTGTTGTCCAATAGTAGCTAATATAAAGTTACCTTCCGCTTTCTTTCCATTCTGATACAACATATTCCCGAGCAAACTCATTGTCTCCTTTACGGTTCCTATGGTTATTTGTTCACGAGTATTAGTCTCTATCTGTCTTAGTCCATCCCAAAAACTTGGTTCAGATGCCAATTCTTTAGGAAGAAGGGTTCCTTTACTTTGAAAAAAAGCATGAACAAGATCCACCATTCCTGGACGAGGAGGAGGTATTAGCATATAACTGATAAACTGTTGTTGAGGAGCAGAAGCAGGAGCAGGAGCAGGAGCAGAAGCAGGAGCAGAAGCAGGATCAGGAGCAGCAGAAATAAATTCTAAATCATTCTCGGCGATAATTTTCCGATTTACATCATATTTAATTACCCAAAAATTTTCATAGTCTATGGGGGGAAAAAAGCCGACAATAGTAGCTTCTACCCCCGCATTTACGCCAAGAGTCAATTTCGTGACACGTACCCTATCTCCTATAATAAATTTAGGTTTAGCAGCACCAGCAGCACCAGGAGTACGACGAGCAGCAGCACGAGCAGCAGCATCTCGTTGAGCAACATCTCGTTCAATAGCAGCTTGTTCAGCAGCAGCTTGATCAGCACGAGCACGAGCATCAGCATCTCGTTGAGCAGCAGCTCGTTCAATAGCAGCTTGTTTAGCAAGATATTCTTGAGCAGCTCGTTCAATAGCAGCTTGTTTAGCAGCCTGTTCAGCAAACTTAGGAGCAGGATCAATATTTAAAGAAGTCTCAGGTACTTCCACAACTGTCGGCACTTCATTGGAAAAAAATTCAACCTTCCAAACTGTCGGTCCTCCTCCACCTGCTGGTCCTTTAATAACACCTTTAGCTCCTCTTCTAACACCATATAATCTATCACTATTAACAATTACCTTAGCTCCTGGGCCAAATCCATCAGCAGGAGGTGTAGGAGGAGGAGCAGGAGGAGGTTTTTGAAGAGCAGCATCAGCTCGTTGAGCAGGAGGAAGTTCTTGAAGAGCAGCTTGTTTAGCAGCAGCAACCGAAACATCATGAGCAGCGTCAGTAACAGCTCGTTGAACAGCAGCATCAGGAGTATTAGGATCTAGCTTTCTCTCAGGTACAATTGCCTCCTTTCCACTATCAAAGCGAACCTTCCAACTTGTCTCTCCACCTCCGGGATTTATTCCTACAATAGTACCTAAACTTCCTTCCGCAAAGGCAGAGTCATCCGTACCACTAATAAGAATTATCTTATCTCCTGTCTTGAATCTAAATACAGAACCAGTAGAAGAATCAGCAGCAGCAGCAGCAGGAGCAGCATCATCACCAAATCCCAAGAGGCTTTTAAGCCAGGACATTTACAATTACTTTAATACATGATTAAATTTATATTCTTAACTTACGAGTTTCGTAAATTTCTTATTACGTCTAGTGTAATTTCTTTTATGTTTTCCTCCTCTACGTGGCATTCGTACTCCTGTTAATGTTTCTCCTCTTTCGCGAACAGCAGGATCATATTTATTAAGAACATTTACAATCTGGAAGAAGAAAGTTCTTTCAAACTTTTGTTTACCTGGACCATTACATTGCATGATTAATGGAGCAAAATTTTCTGTTATTGATGCGAATGCTATTGGATAAAATTTTTCCCAAGTGTCTGTTCCCATCATATCAAATGATTGTTTTAATTGTTGACGTTGAGGTCCCGTTGCGTGCCACAACTCAGATAGAAAATTCTTAACTAGAGATTCATTTAGAAATATTTGGCGAGGATTGAACCCAAACGCAAATACTTTATTCATTTCATCACGAATTGCAATAATCATATTAATAAATAATTGATTACTTTTTTTATTATTACATGCAGCATGTGCCCATCTATAATTTAATTGTAATATTTCTTGAAGTCCAAAACTCTTGCCATCTCCGAAAAATAAATATGTAGCAGCACTCGGAATAAGATGTTCACATTGTAAAGATAATCCATGTCCAGATTTTATTGATTTGTCGTTCCAGTCGTCCTTATCTATAAGAGGATGTCCACATAAAAAACAAGTTCCTGTCTGTTTGACTGCATTGTCTTTTGAATGATACCGAAATCCAAGTCCAAGAAGACCTGAACTAAAAGCACTATTAGCAGCCTCCCGATCAAATTTTTCTCCTTCACTCTTTATACCATCTGCAACAGCTTGCCATTGTTTCTCTGCCGGCCTTTCTTCAAGAGCTTGTCTTTCTTTAATTTGTGCTCCTTTTGAACCCAATAAAGATAATTTACTAAGCGCAACTTGATGTTGTAGTATATCTACGGCATCTTTCGGTCCAAATTCTTCCAAATATCCTTTGTTCTGTGGAGCCTCCGTCTCTACTCTCTCTATCTCTTCTCGTACTTCTCCTTGTAAAGCTTCTGGTGTAACTTCTTTCATTCTAGCTAATACTTCCGCTCCCCTAGCGACGTCTTGTTCTTCTCGTCTTTGCCTTAATAATCTACAAAGTCCCGACAAAGCAGTAGAATCCATTATTTTAGAACACGATTAAAATTATAGTCTTGGCTTACGAGCTTTTTTGTTTGTTCTTTTACGATAAATTGATATACTTTATCAACTTGTTCACTTTCTAAACAATTTTGAAGGTGTTCACGAAGATCTTTCTTGGATAGGGACCAAGGTTTTAGTGCCCCAGGTTTTATGATCTGAATTATAGATCCATCTTCATCAATTTTAAGTTTTTCAACACCTACAAATTCAGGCAACTTAATAATTTCACACATCTCAGATTCAATTACTTGACGTTCATCGCGTTTATCATACACGGTCTTGTTCAAGTGTTTAAGTTCGTTATCCGTTGCCTGATACCGACGAATACATGATTTTAGTTGACGCAAAGCTTCTGACATTATATTATTCATTAATGTCCTTAAACTTAATTCCGTTTTTAAGATAATGGATGGCGGTGATTTAGAAAATTTAAAGAAAGTTTTCAATGAAGAACATCCTACAAAAGTTATTACTGCTACTTCCCCACAAAAAATATGGGAAGAACTTCAACAAAGATTCCATAAACATTGCGATGAAGGTTTGGAATGTATTGTTAGTGAACTCCTAGTAAAAAAGAAAGCACCAGATTCATGGTCTTCAAATCCTAAAGAATGGTTATCTTCTATAGATATTGATAATATTGAAAAACAATATGCAAAACTTTACAAAGGATATAAATATCTTGGAACTATTCCAATAGATTTTGATAAAAAGTCAAATTTAGGACAATGTATTGTAGATTCTTTATGTGCTATAAAATTGAATAAATTAAGAGAAAAAGGTTATACAAGAATAGGAATTGTGTTTAACACAGATGTAAGTACAGGGCCAGGACAGCATTGGGTTGCAGTATATTGTGACATTAGACCTGATTTAGAATATCCTAGATTTACATATTTTGATTCTTATGCTGAACAACCTGAACCTGAAATTCAGAGATTAATGTTTAGATGGAAAGAAGAATGGGATTCTAAAAATCCTGAGAAAATGGTTCTTACATATAATAAAACTCATCATCAATTTGAAGATTCAGAATGTGGAATGTATTGTTTAATCTTTCACTATTATTGCCTAAATGAAATACCAATGGATAAACCTATCCCAG